AAAGTAAGAAAATTTATAAGTATTTAAAACATTTTCCGCTATTTTCTCAAACGGATATTTTATCTTATCTACATACAATGTATTTTTTTCTCTAAGGTTTTCGGATTTGTTATAAGCTATTATCGCTTCTTCCGTCTCCAAAGTGAAATACATTTTACTTTTAGGAGTTTTTGGTTTTCTCGGCATCTTATTCTATAATGTTTTTAAATTCTTCTATCTCATTTTTAATATCATCAAATGTAACACCAACTTCATCATCTTTTTCAAAAATTTCCTTATAATCTATATCTCTAATTCTTTGTAAAAGAGCTTCGTATGCCTCTTGTCTATCTAATATAAAATCTTCATAAGCATCAACTTTGTTTAATAGATTTAAAATACCTATTACACCGGCAATTGTTGTTAATATAAAGAATACCAATATTGTTATTATCATAAATTTTATTTTAAGCTTCTCCTGGTTTTCCGAAATGCATCATAAATGCAGAATCATCTTTAGTATTAGTTTTTAATTCAGATGATATCCATTGTTCAACAATAGTTTTTTTACTATCTATCATTTCTTCCAAATCTTCCTTTGAAATCAATTCTTTTTCAATAATCAAATCTACCAATGAATACAATAGTATTTGCATTGATATTATTTGATTACTTTGTTCTACTACTTTATTAGTTAGAACGTTATTTAATTCTTTTTGATTCATTTAGTATTACATTAAAACATAACCCTTTTCCATATACTTTGTTATATGTTTGTATTTTATTTGTTCAATATTACCATTAGGGTCTTTAGCCATAACTATCTGGTTTCTCTCATATTGAATAGGTGCTTTAACAGGTTGGTTTATGTTTTTATCAGCGATGGTAATACCATCTAAAAGGTCAATCATTTGTTGAGCAAAAATACATTCATTTAATTCCTCTCTTTGATTTTCCATATCACCTTTGAATACTACTAAACCTAAATTATCGGTTTGCACTTCTATTGAAAATGCTCTAATTACAATTCTAAATTTACCATTAGTATCAAATTCAGAAGTTTCAGTAGATTGAAATGCTTCATTTGAATATTTTGTAATATATGGATTTATTAAAAGAAGTGGGGTTTCAGTATTAAGATAAAATGCTCTGAATGGAAGTTTTACACTTCTTGTACAAACTGCTGATAAATTATTTTGCTTAGCAAATCTTTTTAGTGTTTTTTCAATTAGTTCTTCATCTGATTTAGTGAACGGAACTGCTTCAATCTTATTTAATTTCATATTTTCTATTTAATATTATACAAATATAATACAATTTTTTCAAATTTACAAATATTTCGTATAGAATTTAAATTTTTCTATGAGTAATCCAATAATTAACTGCGTTTTGGTCATTAATCCATTTTGATTTATCATTCCAGTCGAAATCTGGTCTAGCGTAGTACGGAAGCCTACCTTCTTTTTGCATTATAACACCTGAGTAATTCCATCCATCTAGGTCGTAACCATCGATAGAACCATCTCCATCTAAATCAATTCCTCTTTTAGTAGTATCTCTAACTAAATTTTCTAATTCAGTGTCAACTTCTATGACTTTTTTTTTAATTTTTCATCAGTTAGGGCTACCTCATCTTCTTCCACATTTGTTGTATCGGAATTAATTTCTTTTTTTTTTGTTTCCTCATTATATTGAGTAGCCGCATTAACTAATTGTTCATTTGGAGGAGTTGGATTCTCTATTTCGTTAAAAAACACCTCAGCATCTTTTTCTGATTTTAATATTGGTGTTTCTCCGTAAACTTCATACATAGAAGGTACTTTTTCTTCCTCTCTTTTCATCACCAATCCATTAAATGCGATAATTAGAGCAATTGCGAGTGGGTCAAACACAATTACAATCAAAAATATGAAGAATTTCACTACATTTTTCAATTCTATACCAAATGCTTCGGCAACAAATCGAAATCCGCCTACTTCTTTCTCTAAATCGATGTTAGCAATCTTAATTTTGTTGATTTCTTCGGTATTTTTAGCATTAGCCTCCTGTAATTTACCAATTTTATCGTTCAATTTACTGATTTCTCTATCTCTATTATCAACTGAACGAAGTAATCTACTATTTACCTTACCACCATCCAAAATTTTACCCTGATTGGTGTTAGATTCGGTAATTTGAGTGGATAATTGGGTAATTTGAGTGTTATTTTGGTCTATTTTCGTTTGCCACACCGCAACTTCCCTATCCACTTGTTGTAATTGTAAGGATTGTTGTTGGAATGCATTAGAAAGGTAACCAAATATACCCGCAGAGGTAATTATCATCAGGATACCCACCGAAATGGTTAAATACCACTTATTGAACCCCTTAATATCATCCCAAGTCTGTTTAAGGTATGTGGCAGCAACCAATTTAGCGAATTCCAAAGAACCCGCCATCACCATAACAGAAACGGATGCACCCGCAAAGAGTACACCTAATCCAGTTACAGAGAAATAAGCAGCACATCCGGCTATAATAACAGCGGATAATCCAACTAATACCTTTAACCAATTCATTTTATCCTAATGTAATTAAGTCGTTGTTTGTGTCTATTAAATTCTTAACCTCTTCTAATAAACGAATTGCTTCTACGTTATTAGCCGGTCTTCCACCGTTCATCATATCTAATACGATACGAAGTCTTTGTTTTGCCGCATCATTGTTATCGATGATTCTTTGTTGAAACTTTGCCATAATTGTTTTGTTTGTTGTATATTATAAATATATATTAAATAAAAAAGGAAGACTAGTATTAGCCTTCCTTACAAAGATAGGAATAATTTTTCAATTAACCAACTTTAATTGTAACCTTTTTTGGTTTTGCTTCTTCCTTCTTAGGAATAGTTAAATAAAGAATACCATTTAGGATTTTAGCTGAAGTTTTTTCTCCATCAAATTTATCGCCTACTGAAATTCTATCATTAATAGTAGAAATAAGTTCTTTCTCAACTTTTGATAATTCTCTTTCTTTTGATTTTACAAAAATTGCATCTTCTTCTAATTCAATAGTAATATCATCTTTACTATGACCTAAAACTGATAAAGCAATAACTGCTTCCTCTTCTGTAATATCAATCGATAATCTTGAGTTTTGATACTTTACTGCAGGCAAAGGGAAAACTGCATCATTGAAAAACGAATCAAACACTTTATCAAATGTTGTGTAATTTTTTTTAGTTGTGTTGTACATAATTTTTTTGTTTAGTTTATACTATAAAAACAATTACCATACCACCGTAGTGATATGGTAAATTTGTCAGTATAAGTGTGAAAAAATGTCAGTTAATTAAAATACATCTGAACCCAATGCTTCCTGTCTTTCAATAAATGAACTCATAGAATCTGCGAAATGCAGAATGTGATACATAGGTGTCTTAATAGAGGCACCAGATACATAAGTCTTTAAATACTTTTGATTATCTTCATCATACATACCATCTGTAAGTTTAATACCAAAATATTCTTTTTCATTATGCTGAATACCATATAGATTTAATAAAAAGAAAGTTCTATCAGTTAAAGTCATATAAGTGTTTTCTTCATTTCTTTTAAAGTATTCACCTCTGTTCTTAACGTGCCATTCTGAATCATTAGGAATATAATGCATTATTCCTTTAGTACCTAATTTACCTAAATCATGATGCAATGCTGCAAACAATAATTCATCATCAGTAAAATCTATCTTACATCCTGCATCAACAAAAAGATTTTTCATTTTTAATGCATTTTTACAAACATTAAAAATATGGTCAATATAACCCCCTTCATATGCATTATGAAAATTCTTATTACCACTTGCAGGTGATAACATAAGGTTAGGACCTAATTCATCCATAGAATACATTTTCAGCAACTTCTCTTGCCTTTCACCCGATGTGTATTTTTGAATGATTGAAATAAACTTCTTGTAATTGTTTTCGAGTTGTTCGTTAGTGTAATTTTTCATTTCTTTCTTTTTTTTTCTTTGGTTTAAGTTTTATTTTTTTTAAGCTTTTCTTTTATCTTGTCTGGTCTAGTGATACTATAAAAAGATACCACAAATATACAAAAAATTTTCCACTTTTCCAACTTTCCCCCAACTTATTTTTAAAATTATTTTTCCCATATCCAAATTGGTTCTCCAAATGCTTGATTTTTAGCCTCTTCTACCTTATCCCTTAGTTCGTCTGAGAAATAATCCGATATGGCCCTCCCAGCACCTCCGCTGTTGTGTCTTTTTGTCATTTCCATACC